CCGGCGCCGGCGCCGGCCATGCTGCCGGCAAGTTGTTGAGTTTTATCGTACCTGGCACGGGCATTTGCCAGCCGCTTTGACTGGGCAGCCAGGCGTTGCATGCGCTGGGTCTGCTCGCTTATCTGTTGATTGGTACTTGCGATACGGTCGCGGAGTTCGCGCTCGCCCTGCACGAGATTGCGCGTGCTGATACCGGCGGCGCTGAGCTTGCTTCGTAGCCCCTGCAGCTCGGACTGCTGTTCCTGGTGTTGTTTCTTGAGGGTGGTGGCGGCGCGGATGGCGTCCTGCATGTCCGCCGTCATCTGCTTGGTCGGCGCGCCGGTGGCAGCCATCTGGCGGCCGAGTTCCTTCACTCGATCACGCGCACCCTGGAGCGCGGTTCCGGTGTTGGCGCTGATCGCGCGCAGGCGTTGCCAGCTGCTGACATCGTTCTGCGTTGCTTGCAGCTGCTTGAGCTGGTCGCGGGACTCCTTGAGTGCACGACCGAGGCCGACGCTTCCTTGCATCACTGCGCGGATGGGGCGGGTGGCGCGGTCGATAGCCTGGAGGATCACCTCCATTCTCAGATCATTGGCCATCGCTTTTCTCCCAGCGGCTTCTGGCCCGCTCGCGCCATTCCATCAGTTCCGACAGGGGCAACGGGTCCAAGTCCGCCGGCCCCCAGTGAAAGACCATGGCCAGGTCGGCCATGGCTTCTTCTACGCGACGAGGACAGCTTCCTTCGCCGACTTCTGCAGCAAAAAACTCGCAACAGCCAGCCCGCACTGGAACAGGTCGGCCGGGTCCATGCGGCCGACCTCGATGTCGGTGAGGCTAGGCGTGCTGATGCGCGGTAATACCTTGCGCAGGGCGAGCACGTCCATCTGTGCCAGATCGGACAGAGTCACGCCGCGCAGTTCGCCGCTCATGGGTTTGCGCAGTGTTACCTGCTCGATCTTCTGCTCGCCGCGGATGATCGGGGTATCGAGGTCGATGACTTCCTCGTTAGGGTTCTTGGTCGGGGCCGGTGCAGCCGCTGCAGCGGTGGTGCTGTCGTCGTGCTGGGCTTCTGGGGTTTTCATGGGGTGGTGCTCCTTGGTTCAGGGGGGAAGGCCGACATGGGGCCGGCGGGTGGCGGATCAGAGGCCGATGTTCCTGCGGTGCGCGGCGAGCAGGTCTACGCCGTCGACGATGAACACGAAGTTAAGGAGGTCGATTTCGGTGATGACCTCGCCGTCGACTGTGAGCTTGTAGTAGGTGCAGGCGGTGTTGATCTTGTGTTCGGTGTCTTCGCCCGGGGTGGATTCGCCGAAGTCGATCTCTTCATGCCGGCCACGCACGGCGATTTCCACGGAGCTGATGCTGCCGTCGTCATCGCGCTGGACCGAACCGGCGAAGCGCAGGGCGATACCATCGGCACGTACGGCGCCGAACTGGCGCAGGGCGAGCAGGTCCCAGCCACCGAGGGTCCACTCCAAGGCGATGCCGTCATCGCCAAAGCCGAGGTCGACTTTCACTGGGCCATCCATGCCGCCACCGCGGTAGTCCTCCATTTTGCGGGACATCTTGGGCAGGGTGACGGTCTTGGCAATGCCGCCGTAGACGTTACCGTCGTTGAACAGGTTGAAGTGCTTGAGCTTCTTGGCTAGGGCCATGGTAGGGCGCTCCTACAGCGCGGCCTGGGCCGCGCGGGTTAATGGGATCATGCCTTGACGCTCTCGGCGAAGGTCATGAGGTAGCGGTCGGTGATGCGCTGGCGGAACAGCAGGTTTTCCAACGGCGGGACGGGGGTGTAGTCGTAGTCGAGGAAAAGTTTGCCGGCCTTGAGAGTGTTGGCGTCGTTGGCCGCCGGGTCGAACCAGCACTGGCCGTCGATGATGTAGCCGCCGGTTTTCAGCTCGCGGAACTTGGCGTTTACGCCTTCGATGATGTCTTTGACCAGGCTGGCGTGCATGGGCTTGTCCACAGCCCAGAAGTGGGCCTCGGCCATGGTGTCGGCCAGCACCTGGGCGGTGCGGGTGTAGTTCTCGAAAGCGAACAGCGGGTCGGCGCTGGTGGTTCGGTTGCCCCAGAAGCGGAAGCCTTCGCGACGGATCAGGGTGGTGACTTCGGCTGCGTTGAGCAGGCCGGCGTCGGTGGCGGGGTTCTGCAGGTCCCAGAAGATGTCCTTGGACAGGCCCGACACACCGTTGACCGGCACGTTGGACAGGGTTTTGTGCCAGCCGACTTGCTCGTCGATCTTGGCGCGCAGGCCTAGGGCGCGAGCTACGGCCGAGGCCGGGGCGTTGGTGCTGGTGGCGGTGTCCCAGTTGACGAAGTCCGGCCAGATGAGCATGAGCTCGCGGGAGCCGAAGCCGTCACGGTAGGCGATGGCCTCGGAGACGTTCTCGCAGTCCCAGGCGCTGGCGTAGGAGAAGGCACGCATCTGCTCGGCGATGGCCGCCAGCTCGGTGGTGACGGCGAGGTTGTCCAGGCCAGGTACGCCCAAGATGCGAGGACGCACGCCGAGCTGCACTTCGGCCGCCAGCAGGGCCTTGAGGCCGGTGTACTGACCCTGGGCTGTGACGCCGCCGATGATCTTGGTGGTTTGGTTCGCTTCCTTGGCGGCATCGTCGGCGCCTTCGCCGTCGGCCACGCGCACCACAACGGTGACGGGGCTGGCCTGGTCAGCGATGGCGTCCAGGCTGCGGGCCAGGGTGCCCAGCTCGCCAGCTTTGCCGGAAGCGGTGAGCACGTCGGTGAGCAGGACCGGGGTGTTGAGCGGGAAGGTAGCCGCGTCGGCGTCGCTGCCGGTGCAGACCATGCCCACCACGGCGGTGGCGATAGTGCGAATGGGGCGGATGCCCTCGTTGATTTCGAGGACGCGAACGCCGTGATGGTAGTCGGTAGCCATTAGGCAGCTCCTGGTGGGCGTGATGCCGTTTCAGTGAGCCTTGAGAGTGACGCGCGCGCGCAAGCGGGGCGAGCGGCGGGTGGTGTAACGGGGCGCGCTACAGGATGCGCAAGAAAAAGCCCCGACTCGCAGGGCTTTTTCAAGGTGGTGGGCGAGCGGCAGGAATTGTAGGTGGTGGCGCTACAGGACGAACTATCTATTGGTCCTTACTAAACTTCGTCTGCGATCCATGCTGGTGCTATTGGACGGTGCTCGCTAACCGGAAAGTCCGGCGATTGCGGCCAGTCGCGTAAGGCCCGGATGTAGGACAAAAGCTCGGCGTATTGCTCTGCCGTTATCGTGGTTTCAATGGCCTCTTCGACCTCATCACGATGTCGATCACGTACCCAGGTAACCCGGGCAATCTCCGCATCACGCCAGGCACGCTCGACGGTGTCAGGGTCGACCGGTCGCGTGGACTGGAAAGCCAGGAAGCTCAGGTAGAGCGCGTCATCATCAGCAACCTCAACAATGTCCGTCCAAAAGCTTTTGTCGGGCTCAGCTTCGAAGGAAAAGCGAACAACCCCATCAATCACTTGAAGGTGCTTCATATGAAATAACCCGTAATAAATGCGTTAAATATCGGAGTGCCCGAGGCCGCGTTACTTGCCGACACCCACCAGGTCTGCGGCGTAATGATGGCTAGGTTTGAAAAGGCGGACGTGTACAAGCCGCCAGCAGTGCTAACCGTTGCGGTTTGCCGCGCAAGCCCAAAGCCGTTAGCGGCGGAATAGATATCCATCGAGACGGTGCCAACACCAGAACTCCCCAAGCCCATCAGCCCGTTTGCGCGGACGGCGTTAAGGGGAACGGCCCCAGCTAACGGAATAGGCGCATTGGCAATTGCCGCCGCCCCGTTAAGGATTTGTCTCGCGCTTACCGTGACCATTCGATCTTCAACGAAACAGATATCGAAGTTTCCGGCACCACCGGTCGGCACGACGGTTAACAGAGCGGACGCCGTGAATCCGTTCGGAGCATTGGCCCCACTGTAAAGTACCGGGGCAGCCGCAGCCGTAGCATTCACGGCCATCAGACTGCGCACTTTAGTGTCCGGGTTATACAGCGCATACAAAGCGACATAGCCACTCACTGGGGAGGCGCCGACATCCATCGCCCCCAACCCCTTGACCGCCGACGCGAGATTGACCGCCTGACTAAACGCTTTGAGCCTATAGGACTTGCCGGCAGCGTCTTGCAGCAACACTTCGTCAGCGATAAAGGTGGCATTGGCCGAGGCCGCTGGAATATTCATACGCCCTTTCGAGGCGCCTACCATTGGCCCCATCGCCTCGACTTCGGCCTTCGTGTAGGCGTCCTTGATGCCGAAGTCTGCCAGCGTTTCCGGGTTCGTACCCGCAATAACACGACCGAGCTTGTCCACGGTCAAGCTACGGTAGGTGCCAGCGACGATACCCGTGCGCCCTGCTACCACTTCAAAGGTCAGCGCAGTGGTGCCCAATACAATCGGCGCATCCGTCACCAGTTGCCAAACACTATCGCCATTGGCCGTGCCCTTTTCAACGCTGACAAATAGCCCAGGAGTTACCTCCACGCTGGCATCTGCATCCTGAGCACGCTTCCATGCGCCCGCTGCGGGAACAACGTATATCCCGTTCTCCTTTGCTTGGGCTTGGTCTTTCACCAACACGCGAGCACCAGTCGGCAACAACTCGCCGTCGATGGTTTGAATACCGCTCAGGACGATGTTAGCGGTGGTCGCCACCAGCACCGAATGCTTGAAGTCCAACTTCGCGAGGGCTTCGATGACCGAGGTGTCGACGTATTCACGGGTCGCCAATACGATGCTGGGGTCGATCTTCAACTCAATGTTTGCCGTACTGCTGACGATCAGGTTGATCCGAATTACCTGCGTCCGACCGGAGCCTTGGGCGAGCAGCGGCTTGTACGTGGGCGCGCAGTTGGCAACCGCTACCATGTCCCCGTCCGCGTCGTACAGCGCAAGCTCTCGCACCCACCAGCCGCCGATGCTCTCCGGGATGATCTGCTCGGCGATGATTATGCTGGCGTTGGTCGGATCGATCTTCACCTGATTGAGCGGAGCACGTCGGCGCTCATTGATCAGCTTGGTTTGCAAGCGGTTGGGGATAGGGGCAGTTTCGTTGGCATCCCCCACCCCCATCTGGGCGAAGGTCCAGGACGTACCGAGAGCCGCTGCGTTAGCCTGTTTGGCTTCGCCTACGGCGGTGAGAATCGCGAAGAACTGGCTGTTTTGATCGGTCATGAGTAGATGTCCATCGTGTCAATATGATGTTCGCGGCCACCGATGTTGGTCACTCCGCTGACGTCAATGTCGCGTTGTGTCGGTGGATAAACGCTGAGTTCGTCGCCTTCGTACACACAGGCCCCGATAAAGACGGTGCCGGTGCTTTCCAGGCTGATAGCCAGCTCGATGAGGTGGCGGCTAAGCGGCTTGGCATCGTCGATCAGCCAGGTGAGCTCCTGGTACATGGCCTCGGTGATGCCGGTGTCGAGCACGCCAATCAGCAGGCGGAAGGTGCCGGGCACGCCCAGGGGCAGTTCCTCCCACCACTCCAGCACCTCGATCAGGTAGCCCAGCGGCTCGACCACGCGGCGCAGCGCGCCGATGGTGCCCTTGCGGGAGTGGATGAAGTAGGCGGACTTGATGGCCTTGCGCTTCGCGCCCTCGGGCCAGGACTGGGACCAGCGGTCGACCGAGAAGGCCCAGGCCAGGTAGGGCAGCAGCGCCTCGGGGCAGGCGTCCGGGTTCCAGAGGTCGCGCAGCGGCACGGGCACATGCTCAATCTTCGCCAAGGCCTGGGCGGCGAGGCGCTCCAGCTCGGTAGCGTTGCCCGGCAGCAGGCGCGCGACCATTACTCGGCCACCGTGACGCTGTAGGCGGTGCAGTAAGGCGCCTGGGTGAGGCTGGCGACGACGTCAACCCAGCCGGGCAACTCTACGCGCTTGACGCCCTCGATGTGCAAGGCGGCGTCCAGGGCGGAGCGGTTGACCTCCTGGCCGAGGCGGCGGCGAGCGTTGACCAGGGCTGCAAGGCGGGTCTCGGCGGCTGCGCGGACCGGCTCCGATTCGGGGCCGGAGCTGTTCAGGTAAAGCACGGCCTCCACGGTGTAGGGCAGCCCCTGGGCACTCTGCACGGTAAGGCGGTCGGCCACTGGGCGGCGGTCCTCGTCGCTGAGGTAGGCGGCGACCACTGCGAGCAGATCGGGCGCCGCGGCGCCGTTGCCCAGGGCGCTCTGTACTGTGACGACGACCTCGGCCGGGGCCGGGCTGATCGCCGAAGCATCGGCGACGCGACCGTCTGCGCTGCGGGCATGGAAAATGTAGGCGTTGCGTGGGCCGGCGGTACTGAGACCTTCCATGGCCATCTGGATTCGCTCGCGCAGGCTCTCATAGTCCTCCAGAACAGCCGCCACCGGGGGTACTGCGGACGGGTTGGCCGGGGTGATGATCAGACGTGCGACGTTGAAGCGGGCGCCGATCTGCTCCAGGTCCGCGCCCTGGGCGAAGGGCAGCAGCACGGCAAGGGCGGCCTCGTTGACGCGCTGGCGGAGCAGCGTTTCGCGATAGGCGCTCTCCTGGAGCAGCTTGGTGAGCGGCTCGGACTCCAGGGCGAGGGTGGCTGCGACTTCGGCTTGCTGATCGGCCGGCCAAAGACTGACGGCGTATGCCTTGCGCCCGGCGAGGATCGCCTCGTAGTCGATCTGCTCGATTACGACGGGCGCTGGCAGTCGACTGAGGTCGATAGGGGTAAAGGTGGTGGTCATGTTGAGGCCCCCAGGCTCAGCGGTACGCGAAGGCTGAGCGCTTCATTGGTGTCGGTGACGGTCCCCTCGATGTCCAGCACGGCGCCGCCCGGAATGTCGGTGGGGGTGAGTTGCACGCGGCTGAGGCGGATGCGCGGCTCCCAGCGCATGAGGGCCATGGCGATGGCGGCATAGGCCTGCAGGCGGGTGGCGCTGTTGAGCGGCCAGTCCATCAGGTCGGCCATCGGACTGCCGTACTCCCGGCGCATGATGCGGCTACCGAGCGGCGTGGTGACGATGTCGGCGATGGATTGAGCCAGGTGCTGGCGGTCGCGTAGGGTGCGCCCGGTCTTGGTGCTCATGCCGATCATGGGGTTGGTCCTTCCGAAACGGCTGTGCCTTTAGTGATGCCCTTGGTGCGGTGGTTGCGCAGGCTGATGTCGGCGGCGATGACGTCCTCGCTGACGTTCACCGTTCCGGTAACGTGCTGATCGCCGGTCTGGGTGTAGTCACCTTTGTGGGTGATAGGGCCGTCGATATGGATGCCGCCAGTGCTGACCAGGTGAGTGACGCCTCCGTCGGGCAGGATGGCGCGGAGCACATGCGCAACGAAGTCGTACTCGACAACAGCGCCGTCTGGATAGGTACGGCGATGCAGGCCCTCGCGGTCGCCGTTGGCCGGGTTAGCGTCACTGAACAGGCCGACCAAGGCGACTCCCTGGGCGAGCACGCCGGATGGGCTCAGCAGGACGACTTGCTCGCCGACGGTGGGCGGGTCCCATTCCTTAGAGGTGCCTGCGCGCAGTGCCAGCCAGGGCAGCCAGTTGGTGGTGATGCTGCCAGATTTCACGCGGACGCGGACCTTGGCGACGTCGACCTCGGCGATGGTGCCGAGGCGGACGAGGTTTTCGATGAGGCGGGCAAGTTCGGCGAGTTGGTTCATGCCGCTGATGCTGCAGCTCGCGCGCGCGGGGTGCACTTGGCGTGGACTGTAGCGGGGCGCGCTACAGCGCGAGGTCAGGCGGTGAGGTGGACCAAGAGGCGGTCGCGGATCATTTCGAGGTCGGCGTCGGTGAAGCCGAGCAGCTCGCGGCGGTCGTACTGCACATCGGCTTGGCCGCGGCCGGGGCGGTCGCGCAGGCCGTACTGGTGGACGCGGGCGATGCGTGAGACGCGGCCGGCGAAGGCGATGGCGATGGTATTGGGGGTGCTCTGCAGGCGCAGGTACTTAGCCTGGCGCAAACGGGTGAACATCTGGCGCTTGATGCGGCCGACCTTGCCGCGCAGTTGGCGGGGCTTGCGGGCGGCGTAGGGGGTGCCGTCCGGGTTGCGCTGGACGGCACCCCCTACGC